TTACGTCCACAGTTTGTGATTCAGTAGGGTTAGTAGTTTCGATAACGATACCGCCTTGTTGCATACCATCTTTATCTGCACCTAACTCAGGAACCACTTTTGGGTTTTTATTTTTTTTAGTCATATTTTCTCCTTATACTATCTTCTAGGGCCTTTCAAGATCCTAACATCGGTTTGTTTCATCATATCATTAACCATTTTAGAGTCAATTCCCATCTGAGTTTTAGTTAATGAAGTATCTGCTCTAAGTTCTGCTAACTCTTCATTCTGCTGCATTTTCTCATCAAACTGCTGTTGACCCATTAATTGTTTAGATCTATCTAAATTTATCTTTTCTTGAGCTTGTTCACGTTTTGCAGAGTCATCCATAGCTCTTAAATCAAGTTCTCTTGCTTTTAATTTAGCAATTGGGTCTCCACCATACTCTCCCATGATTTTATTTTCTTCATCTTTAAATTCTTCTGTCATTTCTGCAATTAATTTTGCTTTTCTAGACTCTAAACTCATAGACATTTGCATAATTTGTTGTTGATACTGTGGATCTTGCTGTAACATTGGGTTTTGTTGAACCATTTGTTGCATTTGTCCTAATTGTGCAATTTCATCTCTAAATTCTACCTCTAATTGCTCTTGTGCCATTAAAGAAATGTGTTCAAAAATGTTTTTTTCTAGTGCACCCATTACAGCAGGACTATTTCTAGCCATATTCGTTGCCATAAAGTTTAAATGGGTCGTAATATGTGCTTGATGGTCTTGTCCTTTGAATGCTTGGAACGGTTTGCCTGACATTGCAAGAATATTTTCTTGTGCGGGGTCCATTGGTTGAGGCTGCTGTGGTGGTGGTAAAATTTTATCGATATTTTTTACACCAATTGCTGAATACATTGAGTGATATGCTTCATATAGATTATGCATTTTCGGATTTGACTGCGCAAGTTGTAATTCTGTTTGTGCTAAACTAATTCTTTGCGATTGTGAAAAGATATTAGGGTCTGCAACAGGTATAATATCTACTTTGTCATCAAAATCTGCAACTTTAATATTTCTTTGTCCGCCAACTACGTCGTATGGATACTCTTGAGGCATGTAAGTTTTAAAAACTCCGGCCAATAATTGAAATTCATTTTTCATAGCCACATACAATCTTTTATGTATGGCTGACATGACTCTTGAACCACGTTCTAACAGAGCAATAGTCGTTCCAACAGCTGCCTGTTGGTTGCCGTCCCCGACCTGCATGTCAGCGATGGCGGCAAATCGTTGCCCTGCATTTACCACAGTACCCATTAACTGCAATAAAGTTGCAGATGGTTCTTTAAATGGTAATGGCATAAATGCATCCTTGATACTTCCTCCAGGTGCATCTACATCTCTGAATTCTCCAGGTTGAATTGACTGTGCTTCGTCTCTTACTCTTATTCCTCTTTGTTTAAATCCTGCCGGTAAATTTGATAATGTACCTGCGTCTAATAGTTGACGTAAAGCAGTAGTTGCTGTTCTAGACAGACCACCGATCATATGTATTAATCCAAAACCATAAAAACCCATTCCAGGTAAAAATTTAAAATGCACAAAGTAATCTATTTTTTTCTTTTGTGGATCTATTGCTTGGAAGTTTCTTCTAATTGCTAGTATCTCTCTGTTACCCATTTCAATGGTAACAATGTATGGAAGTTTAATTCCTGTAGGCTCACCATCTGAATCTTTATCTTCAAAACCTTCTAAATCTAAATCAGTATGTATTTCTAAAACAGAATAAATATCTTCATCTCTAGTTTTCTTAACACCTTCTAATTCTCTTTCTTTTTTCTCTACCTCTGTTTCTTGGTCGTAAGCTTGAGATAATTCTATGTCTTTATAAAAACCAGATACTTGTTTTTTTCTAATATCGTTCTCTGACATTTTTATAACATGAATAACAGACTCAGCATCTTCTAAAGAAGTTGCAGTGTATGGAACAACTAAATCATCTGCCGGTACAAATTTAGACACGGCTCTGCCAAGTAGTTCATCGTAATAAACTTTCTTAAACGCAGAGCCGGCAAGAGGGAGATAAAAAAGCATTTGATCGAACTCGGGTTCATACTCCTTCATCACATCCATGAG